CATCACCACACGCGGCTCTGATGTTATGAAAGCAGCGGGTAGAAACGGCCTTGAGCCCATGTCCAAGGTGACATCACGGAACACGTATCAAAAAGGCTTCAAAGTAGCAGAACTATTAGACTATCTTAAAACCACGCTAGGCAACGGGTTTACTGTAGAAAGGTTAAACCTTGGTCAGGCTGGTGCTATCATCACTAAGGAGAAATAAAATGAACTATATCAAACAATTACAATTAGAAATTGACTTGCTTAAATCGACACTAAACGAACATAGAGAGGACATCATCGACTTAGAAAGGTATCTAACATCTGATAAGTTTCATCATGATACCACTGTTCAAGTGAGTGACGTACTTGGTAGACTTCCTACGATTTATCTGGAGAAATAAAATTAGGCTATAGCGTGAAGCATATCATCTGTGGTATGCTTTGCAGTGTGACCTAAACCAACCAAACAAAAGGAAACAATACAATGAACAACGAATTAAAAATCACAACCCATACAAAAACAGGTAAACTTGCGGGCTTTAAATCACTAAATACCAGCGTTGAGAAAAACGCCTACTGTTCAAAGATGAGAGCAAAAGATAGTATATGCCAAAGCTGTTATGCTGCCAATATGGAGAAGGCTTACAAGGGCTTGCGGGTTAACATACAATCTAACGGTGATATGCTATCAAGTCGCATATTAGAAACGCATGAGTTGCCACGTATCAATGAACTTGCTTTCAGGTTTCACTCAACGGGTGAATTAATTAATGAAACCCATTTAATAAACTTTATCAATATCGCTCTTGATAACCCACGTACACGTTTTGTGTTATGGACTAAAAGAAATGACATAGTACAAAAGACACTAGCAAAACGTAGTCTGCCTGATAATTTTAATCTTATATTTTCCAATGCTAAAATTGACAGCAAGGATATCAAACCACCAAAACATTTCATAAAAGTGTTTAGCGTGTACAGTAAGAAAAACCCAACAGATGCAACTATTAATTGCCATTCTAAATGCCAAGATTGTATGTTATGTTATAGTGATAACGATATAAGCAATATCAGAGAATTAATCAAATAGTAAACAACCAACCAAAAGGATAAAATCAAATGACTACAGCAGAAAAATTTTATAAAAACTTTTTAGACAATTACTCAGGCAGCTATGGAGAAGACTTTGATGCGTATATGTATGATTTGCGCGAGTGTGATTCTATTGCGTGGAGCGGTGATTACTACTCAAACAATGCGCTGTTGTTTGATGACGGGTCGGAGATTGTTTGGAATTATAAAAATGAGGTTGAGGTCTATTAAAATGAAAACATTAGAACAGATTACAAAAGAAAAAGAGGAGATTGAACGCCGTCTATTGTTCTTGCAACATAAGGACAGACACAATCACGACGACGACAAAGCGTATTATGATATGAGTCAGGCAATATTGAAATTAGCCAGAGAAATTAGAAACTATGAAGGGGCAAAAAAATGACAATCACAGCGGATAAAGTAACAGCCAAGAAACTACGTATTATAGAACAGATAGACCGAGCGTTGTACGTGTTAGACCGTGACGCGTCAGGCTATGATTACATAGTCGACACGATGTCAGTCATGCAACTACAAACAATCAAGGGAGAACTGTTTGATGAGGTATGGTATTTAGAAAACAGACCGCAAAAGTTTACTGTTAATAAGGGGAGATAATTATGGAGTTACAAAAAGAGTTGGACGAACTATCAGTGCCAGTTTACGAACAAGACAATCACCTTAACCAATTCTATTGGGAAGAAGTAGAGTCCGAGAATGTGGACTTGACAGAAGTGTTAAAATAGTATAAAATAAATTTTCTTATTTATATTTATTATTAGGAATTATTAATTATTATGAATAACTTAGAGCAGAGAGAGAGGGGACAGCTGAGCCACAAGATACCTTGTCCTGATTGTGGGAGTAGTGATGGCAATCAAGTGTACACCTACGACAACCAGCCCGATGATAGCTATTGTTTTGCTTGTCAGACTTACTTCCCACCCAATGACAACGTAACAAGTATTAGACCTAAACAAAAGGTTAAGGAAATGAAGATAGACTATAGCAAACTTCCCTTTCGTGAGTTATCGGATAGGGGTATAAGGCAGGAGATAGCTGAGTTATACAGTGTTAGGGTTGCTTTAAGTGAAGTAGACGGTAAGACAATCACTCACCACTACTATCCAGACACTAAAGGGGGAGAGGTAACAGGCTACGAGGTTAGAGAGGTAGCAACCAAAGACTTTAAAGCAGTAGGTGATAGGAAAGGTGCTGTTGATTTATGGGGCAAGAGCCTAGCCAGTAAGAACGGCAGTAACAAGCTGTTCATTACGGAAGGCAGATGTGATGCTATGGCGTTATACCAGACCATTATTGACAATACTCCAGCCAAGTACAAACAATACCTTCCTTCGGTCGTATCACTTACACGTGGTGCGTCATCTGCATTAAAGGATATGGTTAATAATAGGGACTTCGTAGAGAAGTACAACGAGGTTATCCTAGTATTAGACAATGATGAAGCTGGCAACAAGGCAACAAAGGATATTATTAAATCTTTTCCATTGTTTAAGGTCGCCAACCTACCATTAAAAGATGCTAATGATATGCTGTTAGCCGACAGAGGAAAGGAATTATATCAAGCAGCAGTATGGGATAGTAAGCCTATCAGACAAGGTGAAGTGTTAGATATTGAGGACTTCATAGACAAAGCACTTGAACAACCTAAGATGGGTATCAGTTTCCCTTGGGACACGGTAACGAGAGCAACATTTGGTATTAGACCTAACACTATTCACATAGTAGGGGCAGCACCTAAGATTGGCAAGACAGACCACCAGCATCAGTTAGTAGAACATCTGGTTTACAGTGAGAGTCAGAACGTAGGGATGTTTGACCTTGAGAACGCACCAGCCAAGACAGCTAAGAAGTTAGCAGGGAAGCACGATAGGATAGACTATTCAAGACCTGATGTTAGCTATGACCCTGAGATGTTAAAGCACACCCTATTATCAATGCAAGGCAGGGTTAGATTCTATGATAGAAGCGCAAGTCGTGATTGGCAAGATATAAGAATAGCTATGGAGGAGATGCACTTGCTAGATGGCATCAACATCTTTATCCTTGACCCACTTACGGCACTGGTTAGTATGTTTACAGCAAGCGAAGCGAACGACAAGCTGAACGAGATAATGACAGACATGGCAGACTTGGTGATGAAGTATCCAATTACTATCTTTTGTTATAGTCATGTCAACCCTAAGCCTAAAGGTTCACGCTCGCATGAGCAAGGTGCTAGGGTGTTGAGTCATGAGTTCACAGGTAGTAGGGCAATGGAGAAGTGGGCACACTATGGGCATGGTATTAGCAGGGATAGAAGCCCTGATTGCCCTGAAGAGAAGCACAACATCAGTGAATTCTATATGTTGTTTGATAGAGACTTCGGTCAGAACTACCAGTGTGATGTGTACTTCGATGAGAAGACTATCACGTATTTAGAAGTATGATGTTTGGGTATAGAGGGACGTTAAGAAAATGAATTACGTATTTGACATAGAGGCTAATGGTTTAAACCCAGACAAGATACATTGTATGATAGCCAATGGTAAGCAGGTACAGAAAGACTTCTTTGTCAACTTGACAGAAGATGATGTACTTATAGGGCATAACATTATACGTTATGATGTGCCAGTATTAGAGAAGTTACTAGGCATTAAGATTAAAGCCAAGCTAGTAGACACACTAGCACTGAGTTGGTATCTGTTTGCTGAACGTAACAAGCATGGGCTAGCAGACTGGGGTGTTGAGTTTGGAATACCTAAGCCAGTGATAGAAGATTGGGATAACTTAAGCGAAGATGAGTACATACACAGATGTAGTGAGGATGTTAAGATTAACACTAGGCTATGGCAGCTACAAGAGCAGTACCTAGTTGCACTGTACGGCAATGACTACAGCGATTTGGTAGAGTACCTTACATTTAAAATGCACTGTGCCATGTTACAAGAGCAGAACAAGTGGAAGTTAGATGTGGATAAAGCTAACACCTTATTAGTAGAACTTACTGAGAAGCAATCTAAGGCTGTTAAATCTCTTGAAGCTACTATGCCAACAGTACAAGTGT